ACCCGGGCGGCTGTTCTTCACGCCCGGGGAGCGAATCAGGAATCCTTCATGCCAAGTGCCATCTGGGGACTGCCCGCGATAAGTCCGCTCCATCATTCCTCGCTCCTTACCTTAACCGGAAGCACAAAGGCTTCATAATGCGGCTCTACCAGCTTTATGGGAGACAGCGAACCGTTGAGCTGCATTTTAACTTTGTCCGCTTCCATCGACTTCAAAGCCTCGCTCAGAAAGTCAAGGTTGAAGCCAATTCTCACCGGATCTTCCAACTCCCCTTGAAAATCAAACTCTTCGCGCATCTGGGCGATTGCGCTGCGCATCGATGCACGGCCTGTGCCGCCGGGTTCAAAATCCATCACCAAAACGGATTTGTCCTTTGCATCTGCCGAACGTGCCAGCTTAACGCGGCCCAGAACCCCCAGCAGGTCTTTCCGGTCAACAACAATTCCAGCGCCGCTGTATTTCTGCGATGTAACCTTGGCATAATCCAAGAACGGCTCCGCAATCAGCCGCGATTTCACTTCATATTTATCGTCGCTGAAAATGGCCTTTTTGCGGTCTCTTTCAATATTGACGCTCCCATCAAGACCCAGCGTATCAATCGCCTTTGCCGTTGCCGCCGGAAGCACAAACTTGAAATCACCATCAGCGGTGCAGTTGATTCGACTGACGGCCATTCTGTACCCATCCAGAGCGCAGATTTCCAAAGTATCGTCGCCGCTGTGGGAAAAGCACAGTCCTTTGTGCGCCGGATGCCGATCATCCTTGGACACAGCGTACAGAACCTTTGAGACGGCCCAACTCAAATCGTTCGCGCTTACCACGCAGCGCTTCGCATCCTTTCCCGGACCATCAAATGTGGGATAATTCTCTGCCGGCGTCGTGCTCAACCGCGCCCGCGCCGTGCCGGACTCTATGACCAGCCCACTCTTTGTCACGTTGATGTTGATTTCGGGGGCTACTGCTCCGCTGATAAAATCCACTCCACGCGGCGGAATAACAACATCCTGCGGAACCGGGCTGGAAAGCTCCGTCCGAATGCTCAGTTCCAAATTCGTTGCAAACGCATCCGGGCCACTCAGCAGGATTCCCGTGCTGTCGTTGCCCACCGCACGAACCTCCGGCACCGCTGTACGCAACTTGGAAAACAGTGTTCCAATTTCGCTTCGTTCAAACTTCATCGTCTTTTCCTTTCTCAAAATTGTCTCTGCTGAACTGCTCATAGCATTCCGGGCACATATAAGCCACCCGCTCCGGGCTATCTCCACGTTTTCTGCGCAGGAGCAGCGCGTACATTTCTTTCATCGGCCTATACTTACCACAGACCTTGCAATGCTCCCACAGACGCTCTTTCTGCACGTCGCTGGGGATTCTTTGAAGAAGCGGCTGTGGTTTCTCGCGCCGCATATTCTCGACGCCTACCACGCTTTCCATACTGCTCCGCATGAAAACAGGCGTATTGGTCGCATCCGCTGACGCAAGAATGTCTTTAATCCACTCCGCTTTTGGAATGACCTTTCCGGCATTTCGGCCTGTTTCCGCGCCGATGATGACCCACTTCAACTTCTGGAACGCTTTTGTCACGTCGCCCTCAAACGGGCCAAGGAGCGGCTCTATCGCAACGAACGCATTATAGTGTTCGTTCGCCCATACGCTGCTTTCTCTGACCGTCGCCGTCGAACCGTACCAGAAATTCTTGTTTTGGGGTAGCTTCTCGTGATTCGCAAGTTGCTTATAGCGTTCCGGATACTGCGTCAAAAAAATGTACTGATGCTGGGGCGCTTCATCAGCCGCCGCAAACACCTGAAGAATCCATTCTTCAGGAACCCACGGCCCGAATAAATCGCCGTCTGTGCATACCATAATGCTTGAGCCAACTTTGACCTTTTGCGGCCAGTCGAAACGATATTTGTGCATGGTGGGCAGAAACCCCGTTGGGCTGTTCAGGAAGCGCTGGCTCTTCGTTTTCCAAGGGGTATCCAGCTCAAAGAGCTTTTCTCCCACCTGCTGAACTTTCGGTCTCTCTGCCAAATTTCGGCGCCAATCGCTTGCAAACCGTATCGCGCTTTTCCTTGCATAGCAGTACCGACAATCTTTCAGGCACCCTGTCACCGGATTCCAAGCATAATCGGCTAACTCATTTTTCGTTCTGTTCACCGATAGATCCTCCCCGTTTGGTTATCCACGAGAACGATTCGCTCCACAATTTCAAACCCGGCGGCACCTGCCACATAACGCAGGACGTGGACAAGCTCGCTCACACGAGCTTCTTCCCTCTGGATGTTGCTCTCTGCCCGGACTCGTGTAGGGTCCGGCGCACCGCTGGGATTGTGGTTCTTCCGAGTATCAGGCATTGTTCTCTCCTTTGTCCAAAACCATGAAATAATCGTAATTGGTGCCCGGATTGGTATTCGGACGACGGCGTACAATATCAACTCGGTATCCTGCTTTCAGGAGCAGGCGCCCCAAATCCAGACGCTCATCCTCCGAAAGACCTTTTGCTTTGGCGGGCGCGAGAGAAAGTTCAATTTTAGCCGACACGTTTTTCCACCTCCATCAAGTCGTGCATCAGTTCATCCACGAGCAGCTTTCCAGCATTTGCTCCCGTGCGGATAATGTTTCCGTTTTCCTTGAGTTCTGCAAACTCCTGTGCACGGATTTCCTTGGACTGCCGTGCAAAGTCAATTTCCGCCGCTGTCATGCGGCCCTGCACGACCTGTTGCCATTCCGCAATAAACGGTTTCGCGTCCTCCAAATCGGCGTACTGGTCGTTGTTATAGCTGCGCTTTTGGCGGACAGTGCCGCCCGGTTCCACCTCCAAGGTATACCACGGGGTATTCGGGTCAGCCTTGCGCCGCATGAAGAAGATGTAGCTCTCACGTTTGGCAATGCGCTCAAAGTATCTGGTTCCGCGCTGGATGCAGTGGTCAAGAAATCTGCTTTCTTCCAAAATGGCCTTTGCTCCATCCGGTACCCGAATGATGTATTCCGCTCCATCGTACTCGTAGATTTTGCGGATTTTCTTGTAGATGTTCTCGATATGGAATTGATTTTCCAGTTCCTTGGCATCCTTTTTGATGCTGCTTGCAGCACCTCTCAGCGCATCCTTTCGGCGCCGCTTATTGCGCTCCAGAACCAAATCATCATGGCGGCGTTTAAGATCCAGCGGGAAACGAACCTTTTCAAGATTCAAGTTCATCTTCATCTGTCCGGCCATATCGAGATAGTCCAGCCAGTCCGATGCAACTTGAAGAGCAATCTGGCCGTTGTAGCTTCCGGTGGCTCGCCTTGTCTGCTGACGGAGATATTTCAGGCTCCGCGTCATTCCGCTTTCCTGCAATGTCTTGGCCATTCCTGAGAGTTTTCGGATGTTAGCCGTCATCGCCATGTTCTTGCCATTGATTGCAAGGCCGGCTTCTTTCCATTCCAGCGCATTATCCACCTCGCGGAACGACTTTTTGCTCTGCGAGACTGCGGCCAGTTCCTGACGGTTCAAGCCAAACACGCCGTAATAGGTTTCTGCGCGAAGATTGATGCGGGTGCTGTGCTCATATTCGTCGTACACCTGAGAGCACAGAGCGTCAGCCCAGCCCGTTTTGACAAGGCTTTCGGCCATCGGATACCGATTCACAATTTCCCACTGCCGAACTTCCCACGGAAAATTGAGGTGATTATCGTACTGGTACATCCATTCAGATTTCAACACTTTCCGAACATCACTCTCAAATTGGTCAGTGTGGGATGCCAGCGTGTACGGCTGATACGGGCCAGAGGGGGCCAGCAGCATCGCGGACAGCTTCGGGCGCTGGCACATGATATACTGAGCTTTTTCGCCCCAGTCGCGTTTCCACTGCTTGATGGTCTTTCCGTCCGTCCACCAGATTCCACGGCCGTGAAATTCCGGTTCTGCCCGATGATTTCTGAAATCGAAATACACCAGATAGCGGCGAATCCAGACTCCATCCCCCTGCGGCTTGCTCCAAAGGAATGTCCTTGCGGCCCATAACCTTTTGACCGAATAGCGGGTATTGCGAACCTGCATTTTCTCCCCGCAGCACTCGCACGTCGCTGTGCTCTTGTGTTTGAGCAGTTCCGACAGCGTATATTCACCACCGCAGCTATCGCATCTCGCCCGCTGAATCGGGATTTTATTCTCAACTCCGCCGGGATCAACTACACTCTGCTTATCATTGGTGACCCAGAGAAAGCCCGCATCGCTGCATACTTTCAAAACCTGTCTTCCGAGATCTTCCGGCGGCTCCGGCAGATTCTCAAAGAGCTTCTGTGTCTCAGCCTCCTGCCGTGAGTTGCGCTCTTCGCGCTTCTTCCGCGTATGAGCAGACAGCGCATCTTCCACAATGCCAATCAGATAGCCCGGTCTGCGGTCATCAAAATAGTTCTGCAGGAGCTCCGATTCTTCCTTTGTTGCCGACACTTCGGTTCTCCAAGTCAAGCACTGGCAGGGTTTGACCTCGATTTGAAGCGGCGAAAGCTCGCCTTTGGTCGGATTCTTATTCCCGCGAAGCTCTCCCGTCCAGTAATCTTTGAAAAAGCGCCACACGACCAGCGGCTTTTCCTTTTTGTCCCAGACGGCCACCGTCAGCACCTTTCCCTTGATATAGCGGCCCACGCCCTGCCCCTCGGCAACTGACATAGACAGCGCCGCATCCAGCTCCGGCCGTTTCGGTTCCGGCGCATAAAGTTTCAATTCTTCAGCCTTTTTCATTGTGTGCCGCCTCCAAGCTCTCTGCCGTGTAGTTCTTCCCCGGCAAAATCTTCACGCCGTCAATCGGCTGTGCAATGCAGATGGACTCCTGCTGATCTTGGATGATGAAGCAGAGCCATTCTCCCAGTTCTCCGGCCAGCTTCTTATCCCGGCCATATGCGACATGAAATGGCCCTTTATAGCTGTCCTCAAACTTCTCCGCAGGATGCTCAAACACATAGTTGGCGTGCATCAGCAAAAATTCTTCTGCTGTCAGCTTGCGGAGAGGAACCAGCTTCGTACAGCTGCTCCGGCTTCCGTAGCCATCCTCGTCAACATCGCCCCCGGCCGCAACTGCCCAAAACTCATTCTTGCCGTTCCATGTGTACCAATTCAGGCAATCCCACGGGTCTAAGCAATAATGGAACCCGGTGCTGGCGCACATGGCCTTTTTCGTCTCATTCAGCTCGTTCGGAACATACTGGAATTTTCCGTTTCCAAGCGTTGCGACCAGCCCCGGCTTGAATCCCTTGAATCCCAAAATCATCAGAACCATCCCTCCAAGGAAAGCTGCATCGAATCCTCGCTCTGCTTCTCTTTCTTCTTTGCAGGCTTTTTCTCCGGTTTCGGCTTCTTTTGGTCGGGCTTTTCCTTTGCCGGCTCCTGCGGTTTCGGAATATTCGGGGTGGCGTTCTCCGGTTTAATGGTTGCCGGCGCCCGCATCTCTTCTTCCGTCGGCGGCGTTCCGGTAAGATTGATGTTCATCGAAAACGAGATTTCAGCATTGGGGAAGTAGAACTGCACGGCCTTGCGATACGCTTCAAGGTCAGACAGAACCTCTCCCGCATTGTGCACGACTGCCGCGCAGCATTCAGAGAACGTGCGCTCCGTGTTACAAACGACCTCAGCGAAGCGCGGCTCCTGATCTGCAAAGTTCAGCAGTGCCCGCAGCGCATAGCTCTGAACGCTCGCGGCGGCGCGCCCGCCTTTGAACAGCTTGTCCTCTGCCTCCAGCTTCTCTTTTGCCTTGGCCCGCCAATCGACGAACTCTACTGTGGTTGTGGTGTGTGTGGTGGAATCCATATTGTCCTCCTATCAGAAAAAGCTCAACTGCCCACCCTTACCCTCAGAGAACATCGGTTCCTGCTCCGGCTCTTTGGGCGGCGTTCTAGCGGCTTTTGGCTTTTCCGTATCTTTTGGTTGCTTACTCTTTTTTGTGGCTTCAAGGGCTTTCTGTGGTTCGGATTTTGGCGCATCCGCAGCATATTCTTCCTTTATCGGCTGGGTGACCAGCTCCATCTGCGCCATAAAGATTCGATACTGCCAAACCGGGATCCTGAGCAGCGGCGTGTACCAGACGCTCCCGTTGTCAACCGGAAGCAGCCCTCTTTTGTCATAAGACGTAGACGGGCTTGCAAGCGTATCACCGATGACGACATATCCCGGCATTCCAAGCAGACTCATTTGCAGATAGCACATCATACCCACGATGTAGTCAATGTCCTGCGCCACAAACAGCACATCCGTCTGATAATTGATGCCTTTTTTCCTGCATTCGTTTGCAAACGCCACCAGCAAGGCCCCCGCGCCGCAGGTCGGGTCACAGACCGCGACCCATCCCCTGTCTCCGATTTTCTGCTGAAATTCTTCTGCCGGGGTCGTCACCGCAGACATAAACTCGCAAAGGTGGTAAGGCGTGAAGAACTGGCCCGCGTGGTCACTTCCAAGCCCCAAGCACATATACAGCTCGCCAAGGAAATCCTGTTCCGAGTTGTCCTCCAACGCCATAACCAGAATCGAGAACATATCCGCGAATGCGTCCACTTCCTGCTTCGTGTACTTTTTCACAATAGTCATGTACTGCTGCTCCCGCTCATCGAAGTGGCTCTTGTCCGTCGCGTTGGACACGGCAATGGCGCTTATCGTAATCCAATCGCTCCAAACCTGCCACCTTGATCGCCCCTTGCTTGTAAATACTTCAAACTTCTTCACAAGCTCTTTCTGGGCCTCGCCGCGGACATGGCGAATATCGCTTCCCATTAGAAAACCTCCTTAGTCTGGCGGAACTTCCTCCACCCGCTTTTTGAGAGGTCTCCTTTTCAGGAGATTCAAGCTGTTATCAAGGCCAAGGAAGTTATTTCCACTCGGCGTCTCCCGGTCAACCCGGTTTCCTTTGTATGTGATATGTACTTTTTCCCACGCTTCCAGCGTTGTGATTTTTTGTGCTGCTGCTTGGTCAAGCAGACGCTTGGCATAGACCCAAGGATACTTTGCTTGATGGCGCATCGCTTCTTTCAGCGCGGCCACCACTAAGGCATCCTCTACACCAGCTTCCCGCAGACCCCGGAATTCTGAGGCCATATAAGGCGTGAGCATCTTATCGCATCCAGCCCAGACCCAGTAGGATTCCGGCTTTCCGTCGGGCGGGCCGGTTGATGTCTCCTGCTGTTCGTCCTCCTGAGTATCCGAACAATCAAAACTATCATTTGGTTGTTTTGATTGTTCCTGCTTTCTGGCATTTGAGTTTCCTTTTGGCGCTCCGCCGCTTTTCCCTGCCGCAGCGCGTTTAGCCCTTGTCTCTTCCCACTTCTGGATGTTCTCATCCAATTTTTGCTGAATCCACCGAAAAGCCATATCCGTCGCCGGATTCTCAAATTTTGGCATCCTGCCATTTTCGGTATAGGAAAGAATCGCGTCGAATATCCGCCCTTTTTCTTCAAGCGGTAAGCTCCTCAGCGGTTCTGCCCATTCTGTATAAAGCAGAACGCTCTTTTTATCGTTTTTCACTTGACTGCTCTCCGCTTCGTAAATTCAGAATTTTGCACAGGTGCTTGTCCAGCTTGATTCCATAGATGTGGTACTCAGCGAACAATGCCTTCTCCCGGCGGTGCGCTTCCTCGTGGTGCGCTCGGCAAAGTGCGATTGCGTTCAGGCCAACGTGGACGACCTTTTCTCTGTCCATACCCATGCCGATACGGTCAACGTGATGCACCTCCGCCGGACGGTTGCAAATTGCGCAGCGGCGATTTTCAAGGCACAGGTACAGGTACTTTCCAATGTCGTCCGTCTGCGTCAGCAGACTATCCTTGGTCGGAACGCCCCAGTGGAAACAAAACGAAATCAGGTAAGTAATGAATTCTCGTGCTGTCGTCATGTCGCAGTCTGAGAGGGAGAACCACTCCCGCATGGCGCGGGAGCAGAAACCCCATTCCAAATACTGCCGAAGTTCTTCCGGCTCATGGCCGGACCACAAAGAAATGTCACGGATGATGGCAAAAATCTTTCGGCGCTGGTCAACGGAAATCGTGCGTCCATCATCCAGCCGAACTTCCACCCGCCGGGGGCGTTTCTGCTCCACAAAGCGGCTGATGTCCGTATCGGGCTTCAGGACGAGCTTTCCATCTTCCAGCTTTTCAATTTTCGCCGTTACGACCATCCGTTTTCTCCTTGTCAACATGAACGTGCATAGGAATATACACGCTGTTCGCCTGCATATTTCTCGCCAAGAAATCATTGCACTTTGCTTCCGACAGGTGATTCTTGAGCACCTGCGTCTCATAGGCATACTGTCCAGCAGCCTTTTTCTCTGCGATTTTGGCCTGAATGTCCTCGTCTCGATAATTGGCTTCTATCAAATAGAGGTCATATCCGAGCGCTTGCACACCGTTCAAATTGTTGGTGTCGGTGGCATAGATCACCTTGCCAGATGGAAAATGTACCTTGTACCCGCAGTTCGGCACGTTATGCACCAGCATGAACGGAATCACATTGCATAGGCCGTATCCATACATGGTCCGAGGTTCCAGCACATCAATCTGACGCTCCGGCCCCCCGGCAGCAGGGGGGGGCGGCGCCAGCCAGCGGCAACACCCGAAGCGGAGTGTCGGCCGCTCACTGGCAAGCCGCTTGATGGTGCGCTTTTGGAAGTGGTCGCTGTGGATATGGGTGAGTAGGACCAACTTCAGCTTCGGCACATACGGCTCCAGCGCCTTATATGGAACGCCGCAGTCTATCAGAACAAACTCTTCCAAAATCGTGGCGTTTCCGTCGCTTCCGGTGCTGATAATGTTGTACTTGACCATCAGAGTGCCGCCAAGTCAACAGCCGCTTTTACTTCATCTGCTTCCGGCTCCGGTAAATCCATAGTCTTGGCCGTCCGCTCGATTTTGGGCGGATTCTGCTCGCCGAGTCCATTCTGTCCGGCATCTGCGAAATCCGGCGTCTCCGGCAGAAGTCCGTCATCCGCACTGTTGGGAACCATCACTCGACCATCTCGTTCATAAGCGGTAGTCATTTCAACAGTCATGATTCCCCATTTGGAAATCAGCTGGCGCAGCATAGTCTTTTTTGCCATACTGTCAAAATCCCGGTACCAAAAGCTGGAATATTTCCACATATCTTCCTGCGGGATTTCACCATTCAGCAGCTTCTTGTATGCGGCGGCGCTGAATGCCGGGGAGTACTTGTCCGCATGAGACATCATCTGGTCTGCCGTCCAGTACAGAGTTTTCTCGAAGCCATTGATATACTCAAAGTGGGCAATATAGCCCACAGTCGGCATTGCTGCACGCTTTTCAAAATCTTCGATGAAGTGCATTTCATGGAAACGCTCTTCAAAGGGATCCCAACCGCCCAGTTCCCCGGATTTGATTTCCAGGACATTCAGGCGCTTGTACTGGCCCGTTCTCAGAGCCAACTGGATGTATCCCTTGTAACCCAAAACGAATTGCGCCTTGAGACACGCCGGCTCAATCACATTACCCTGCCGGTCACGTTTTGCTTTGGATTTGAACGGCACCAAGTAGAACTGGCCCAACTGCGGGGAGGGCTGCAAGAGCAGGCTTTCGCCCAAAAGGGCACCCTCCAAAATAGTACCCGCATCGCACTCCTGCAAGGTAGGGTTAACTGCCACAGCAGAAGTGATATTTGCAGCGAATCGTGCCGCGCGTACCGGGTCGCCTAGGGTATTATTTATGAGGTTTTTGTATTTCTCGGTCTGCATTGCCTGAGAGAAGTACAATTTCTGCGGCTGCATAGCTTTAGCCATTATCGCTTACCTCCTCGTTCTCAATGCCGACGGAATCCATATGCTTCTGGATTTCGTCGATTTTTTCATTTACGAAAGACTTCAGCTCCCGGAGCTGGGTCAATGTACCGTGGCACTGGAACGTGCGGCCCATGAAAGCAAATTTGGCCGTCATGATCTGTTCTTTGCTCTCCTGCTGGGTTTCTTCGGTCTCCTGCTCATCCATAACCGGAGGCTCGGTACCCATGACCTGCGGCGCTGCCAGTTCTTCTTCCACCGCATCCAGCACCGCCGACTCTGCTTCCTGCGCGCGAAGCTGGGCTTCAAGGCGTTGTTTCCGTTCAGCTTCCTCGCGGGCCACACGGTCTTTGCGCTGGCTCACGCTGTTAATCGCAACGGCCAGATTGCGGCACTGCTTGTACTCGGCCATAACTTCCGGGGCATTCTCCATGCCATTGATGCAGTTCACATCAGCCACCACGCGGTCAACGTATTCCTTGACCTTGCTCTTCAAGGATTTCAGGCTCGCCGTCACGGTAACAGCAATACCGATGTCCTCATAGCTGACCCACTCGACCCCGTTTGCCTTGACCAGCTCGTCGAAGTAAGCAACCACTTTCTTCTCCTTGTCAGCTTTCAAGCCGGCTTCCACATCCGTGATTTTGCCTTTCAGCGCTTCATCCGCAGGGCCATAGACATCGGTGACGCACTCCTTGTAAACTTTATCGAAGTCCTCAAAAGGCTTCATGATCTGCTTCTTAACGACTGCGCGGCGGTCATCCAAATCCTTGCGGTCACGATTCAGCTTCGCCCGCTGCTCCTTGACGACCTTGAGCGTTTCTTCCGTGCAAACCAGCGCCAGCGCTTCCGCCACAGACGCCTGTGCCTGAGCCTTGATGCTGTGCAGCTGTTCCTTGATGACGGGAAGCTGCTGCACCACAATCAGACTGTCGGCTAACATCGGCTCCTGCGTGGTTACGGCGGCAGTAAGTTCTTTTTCCATGTTGTACCTCCTAATTTTTGCATAGAAAAACGGCAGAAAGGATAGTCCTTTCTCGCCGCTTCGTACCTGTTGAAAAATCCAACCGAATATGCTACAATATGGTTGTGTGTGGTGGAGACCTGTATTTTCCGGCTTGATGTTCCTGCATCAAGCGCTAACGGAATGTGCGGGTCTCTATCCATTTGTAGCGCACCGGCCGTTCTGGTCGGTGCTTTTTTCGTGTGCGGCGAGTATGTCATATACCGTGAGTTGGCCGATGATTTGGCGCTCAGCGGTGCTCTTAGGCTGTGTAGCGTTCTTTCCCTTGCGAGGTCTTGCGGGCGATTTCAGCTTCTTGCCGAACTCCTTGGCGTAACACTTTGCGCCGTACCCCGCTTCGATTGCCGCCGGATCTGTAATGACCCTGTGACACCGAGCGCATCTTACCATGCTTCTTTCCTCCGAAAATCATGAACATCTGGAATGCGTGCGTCAGCCGCACCGCCATGATGATTGCAATGATGACAAGCAGCCATTCGCCGCCGATTGCCCAGTAGCCACGCCAGCGGTAGGCGCTCGGCAACTGCCATATTGCCATCAACCCTCCGGCTACGACCCCGGCCAGCGTGTCCAGCAGTCCTACGAGTACCCAATCCATCACGCTCAGCTTCTTTTCCCTGCGCTTCATTTGAGGTTTGCTCCTTTCATGTAGGTTTTGACCAGCGCCCATTCATGGGCATCCTTTGGCTTCCCCGCCATTGCATCCAGCGCTTCTTCGGTTCCGCACTGGTCACAAATCGTGATGCCCGGAACCTGACGGGAAAGAGCGTTGCTGTGCAAGCGCATCTTCATGGTCAGCTTCCCGCACCGGGGACACGGGAGCACCTGCGCCATCTCAGCTGCGGCATCCTGCACATCGAGGTATGTAGCAAAGACTTCATCCAGCAGCTTCTTCTCCGCGTAATCCTGAATCATTTGCATCACCTTACGAAACATCCCTTTCTTCCTCCAAAAGGCCAACCATTGCGCTCCACACCTTGTCGGTGTAGGCCGTGCTGCGAGTTCCTGCATTCCAAGCCTTTTCTGCCCCGCTCTTCCCAAGGTTGTACGCCATCATAGTTCGATTGATGTCTCCATCGTACAGGGCAAGATAACTTCCGAGCATATAGCACCCAGCCTTGATGTTCTGTCCGGCATCCAGCAGATCCGTGACTCCCAGCTCATCTTTGAGCCATCCGGCATTGATGCTGTTGATCTGCATCAGACCATAATCCCCGGTTGAGCTGGTAGCGCTCACCGTATAGCCGCTCTCGACCTGCATGACGGCGTAGGCCAGCTCCAGCGGAACTTCGTACAAGTCACACATCTCGGCTGTATACTGCTGTAAATCCGCATCCAGCGGCACATGGTATGTAATCGGCTCATAGGGAGCCGGGTCTCGCCGGATGCACTCACCCTGCTCGATGTCAGCTTGCACAGGAATCATCGCTATCGGGAGCTGCGTTTCTTTCGGTTGGAAAGCGAACGCCGCGGCGATGCTTCCGATTACCAGTAGTTGCGCCGCCGCTGTTGCCACCAGCGGGATTATTGCCTTTCGCATCATCCTGAACCTCCGTAATGCCGAACCGCTCGAACACATACCGCCGGGGCACTCTGCCCGGAAACGTAAGCAGACCCTTTGCTTCCAGCTCTTTGTTCATCTGCTGGATAAACTGATAGGCTCTGGATTTGCTGCATCCGACAATTTCCTGCACTTCGCTCACGCCGATAAAGTACGATTCTTTCACGTCCGACGCCCTCCTTTCGAAAAACGCATATTGGCCATCGCCACGAACAGGTTGTTCATTCGATCCATGATCTCATTCCATTCAGCCTGTTCGTCTTCTTCGATTTTCCCGTCTGCAACGATCTCTATCATCGCATCGCGCTTTATAATAAATTTTTGAACCGCCGCCAAAACGCCGATAACAGCTTCCGGCAGATCTTTCAGTTCAATCTCCGGCACCACCCGCTTGCCCAGCTCTGAGGACAGGCGCAAGTGCTGAACCGCAAGATACGGGGCTTGGTACACATCGCACATGGCACTCGCCACATCGCTGGGCACCGGGCGCTGGCTCTGCTCGTAATCCCGCAGGGAATCGACCGACACGCTCAAAAGCTGTGCGGCCTTCTCCTGCGTAAAACCAGCAGATTTCCGCGCGTTTTTGTAGATATTCTGGCAATCAACCGCCATTTCGCACAACTCTCCTTTCTGGTAAACTTATGATGTAAGAAATCACGCCCGCAGGTTCAGGCAGGACTCAATCGCGGACTTGATGTTCGCAGACGGCACCATCGTACCATTGATGACCTGGCTGACGTGTGCGCGGGAGTACCCGATTTCTTTTGCCAACTCGGTGACGCTCATATCGTCGCGCTCAACCATCGCTTTTTTGACTGACACGCACCACTCTGGCAGCGGAACTTTCTTCATGTTTTTTCTCCTTCCCGACAAAGATTTATCTAACAAATGTATTGAACACTTGTTTGATTTTTGATAGACTAAAAGGGCCAGTACCCACCATTCAACGCGTTCCCCCGCCTTTAAACTGTTAAGCAGAAGCTCTTGGGGAGTAATCGCTTTACCTGCGCACCGCCGATTTGCAGTATCGGCGCTGCGCTTTGCAGCGATGCCTGTCATTAGGAGGAATCAACTTGCATGGTTTGTACTGCGTGGTACGTTGAAGCCCCTTTGCAGAGGGGCTTCGGGGAACGCGCTGAATGGAAAGCGCTGACCCTTTCAATCTGACATTTGTTTTGTACAAGTGTATTATAATCTTTCTTTAGGCGTATTTCAAGACGAAATACGCCTGTGGATAGATTTTGTGAGGATACACAAAATGCCGACCCAAAATTTGTATGATTCTATTGCCCTTGCAGAAAATATCAAAATTCAGGCAAAGGCGCGCAATGTCCAGCTGAAAGATATGTTCGCCGAACTCGACTTGAGCAAGGGGACGCTTTCCAATCTTCGACTTGGTAAAAAAATCTCCGCCGACAGTCTGGCGCGTATTGCCGACTATCTTGACTGCTCTATGGACTTCCTCATGGGGCGCACCGTTGACCCCGCCGTACAGCGGATGAATCTGACAGATGATGAACGCCAAAAGGTTACAGATTATCTCCAATTCATTCTGAGTCAGCGGAAATAGTTCTCAGAGCCGCTCAGATGGCTCTATTTTGCGTTTTTGATTCTTCCGCAAGGAATTTGCCGTTTGATACAAAAAGCGGCTTAAATTGCCTCTTTGAGCGATTGTGTTCATTCGTCGATTACGAAGTGCGCGCCCTCGGTGATAAGCACCGTGCCGTGATGCTCGTCATTGACGATGGTGTTCCGTTTGCCGATGTACTCTGCCGGAAGCTCCCCGCTCTTCACCCGCTCAAGGTTGAACGGCGTCGGCTCCCAGCGGCCCTTGTAGGCCTCCGGGATCTTGCCCCACTCCGCTTTTGTGTAGTGGCGCATCAGGTCTGCCCCCATTCTTCTCCGCTCAGCAGCTTCCAACCGTAAGCATCGCAGAACCACCAGCCGGAGGATTCCCCATCGGCGAGGTAAATGATGTCCGACACGCTCAAGCTGTGGCCCTCGAAGCCTGTGGGCCTGTCTATGTTGAATCTGCGGAACAGGCCATCAAGCGTCTGCTGTGCATCCTTTCGGGTTTCCACATTACCCTCGTACACCAGACGGTAGTTCTCCCGATGGATGCCGCCCAGCGCTGCGGCCTGATCGGACGCCATGAATCGCAGTTTTACCTGCTCCATGGTGTCCTCTTTCAGCTGGTAGATCTCATACTTCATGTGAATCTTCCTTTCCTTGGTTTGCGGTGTTGGTTCCCGCGACCATCTTCGTGATGCCACGAAAATGGTTTCGGCCGATACCGGCGGCCATCATCAGGCGGGGTCTTAGTAGTCTGGTCTTTCATCGCCCAGTGTCTCCCATGTCCCACCGGGGAGAAAGAACTCCGCTGTACGATCTTCAAGCGCAGCCACGAAGTTCTCCCACCTCGGCCAGCGGACTTCATAGCCGTTGACGATCATATACGTGAAGCCCTCGCTGCGGTACTTGCTCTCCAAATGGCTCTCTTCCAGCTGAAAAAGTGGAATGGACTTGTTTGCAATCTTTTTCATCGTTCAGACCTCCAATTTGATTAAACGTCAAAGCTGACCGAATGATATGCGAACCAGTGACCGCGCCGCCGGAACAGATAGAACCAATTCGTGAACTCCTGCCCTGTGCAGTCATAGGGGCTGTTGTAACTCTTCAAATAATGATGGTTAAGAAACCAGTTGGTAGCGTCCATCTCGTGCGCCTCGTCCAGCTTATCGGGCAGCTGAACAAGCTCCAGACGGCCGTCATAGTCGGCACTGATAATGCGCACATTGGAAACGGGGCGGTTGTTGTAGGCCCGGATCTCCTTCTTGATGTTGGCTATAAATGCGGCCATGCCGGACTTCTGTTCGGCGGTGGCGTCGTCCCGGATGAATGCCAGCAGGGTGTAAGCGTCTCTCAGCTTCTCGGCGTCGGTGATCTTAAACATTGTCTTGTCCTCCAATATTGTTTAGAATTCGTTGAAGTCTCCAGCATCGAACAGCAGGCCGCTTCTGAATTTCAGGCTGAGCTTGCTTTCAGGGGGCTTGCGCTTGAAAACAGGCTTTCCGTTCACCAACTCTGCATACACGGAAAAGCTGCAGCGGGTACCTTGGAGAGTGATGTAAACACCGTTCTCATAAGCACGGAGTTCGCCAAGTTCCAGTCCCCAAGAAGTTGTAAACTCAAGGTTTCTGCTCAACGCATTGTGGAGAGACGACTTCTTGTTGTCCGGCATCATCCTGAAGAGTTCCAGCGCTTGCTTATCGCAGTGCACGTTTTTGATTTCCATGGTTCAGACCTCCTCAACGACCCATCCGGCACAATAGCCGGAATCACGAAGCCTTGCCTTTGCAAGTGCTTCATCGAACGTCCGGGCTCGAACTCGGACAGGTGGCAGGTCGCCGCCCACGATTTCCCATGTAGCCATGGGCGCTACAAACTTCACCATGTGGTCCTCCCTCAGCTCCTGCTATCCCGCCGGATGCTCAAAATCTGGTCGTTGTCTCCGAAGCTCCGTTCCTGCAGGTTCTCGATGTCGTAAATCAGGAACGCAAGAATCAGAGCTTCCCGTGTGCAGCGCTTCCGCTCCCGGAACGTGTACGGCGTCTTGGCTTTTAACAGCCGCTCCGCCACATCGTCCACAATGTCCAGCGTTGTGGTGTAGGTCTGCGGAGCCGCCGGACCGCGGCCATGCGAGGTGTACTCAACAAGAAGTCTCATTCGTCCTTATCCTCCTCTCCCTCGGTAACGCTGTCCATCTGGACGCTCCCGTAGGTGTAGCCGTTATCGTTGCGGATGTAGACGGGCTGGTCTTTGTCGTACTCGCTCAGGATGTCAATTAGCTCCCCCACCGTCATGGTGTCGTAGCACTGGCTGGGCAAGTACCCATCCCTGCGGCTGTCAATGTAAACATTCGTCATGGCTCAAACCTCCTTCCGAACATCCAGCAGCTCCATGCTGCCGTAAACGCAGTGTTCGGTGATCTCACGCGCTCTCTTGCGAGCGGATGCAATGGACACAGCCGTAATCTTGCGGGTGGTCTCATAACCGCCGCTCTTGAACTGGGGGTTGTGGCGGAAATAGGTTGCGATGTAAGACTTCATGTTCATAACTCAGACCTCCTTGACTTCAACCGTCTTGATGCTGCCGCTGGCGTACTCCCGACCACGGATGCACTCGCAAGCATTGCACAGGCGCTCTGTCTGATCTTTGAGAATGAGCACCTTGGTCTTGGGGAGCTTTGCCGGGGCGTTGAATGCTGCATCGAGCATTTCTGCCCGCTCGTCATCGACCATGACGGTCATGCAGGCTTCGCCCTGCTCACCATCCATCCAGCCATCATAGGTAAAAGTGATGTTTTTCATGATGTTGTCCTTTCTATCCAACAAGTGTTTCATTCATTTGTTGGATATATTATAATCCTGAGTTCTTTGGATTTCAACGCAAAAAATCAAAAGTTCTTTGGATTCTATCTTTTGCACAGATTGGAGGTGATTTCATTGTTCACTTCTTCCCAAGTTGCTGAACGTATCAAAAAAACTGCTCATGACCAAGGATTTCTCGTCAAAGACATCCTTGTGACCTGCCAGTTGAACAAGAACACCCTGTCGTCGATGAAATCTGGCGGCTACTTTCCCCGGATAGAGGCTATTGTTGCGATTGCAGAGCGTCTGGGCTGTTCCGTTGACTACCTGCTTGGCCGCACCGACGACCCCATTCTTCATCAGTTGGATTCGTCGTCGTCGGCTATATAACGCGCGCCCGCGCGTGATGAAGACGATAGTCTTCATACATAATCATTAACATTAACATTTACATTAACAGCTTGTTTTGTTTGTTTTGCTTATCAAATCAAGCATTTGGTTGTTTTGCTTGTTTTCGCATGCTTCTCGAAAAAAAGCGGGGCCATTAAGCCCCGCCAGAAACCACCTTGGAAATGACCAGCCGCCCTGCGAAGTACTTAAACTTCTCCGGCGAATGGAATAGCTTCTCAAAATATGCTGCATCCTCTTCCCGCAGATCCGTGAAGTCCTCTGCCGAGAGCCCAACTACCAAGAACGTGCCGGCAATGATGTCGTAGGGCTTACCGTTTTGGTATAAGGCTCTGTTCAGTTCAAGCCCGCAGCACTTGCCCTCCTCATTGCAGACCAGGCCCACCGGGCGGTGCGGATCCGGGTAGACCACCTGAATGTAGCCGCCCACGGCGTCTTGCAGGGTTGCAAGCTCGTTGTGAATATCAATGCGTTCCGGGGCCTTTCCCGGCTCAATCTTCAGCGCTTTCATGATTCAAATCTCCTTTCCGGCCGACAGCGGCTCACCATTCCATGCAACACAGAACGGGTACGAATCTACCTCTGCGCTGCGGAGCCAGCCGCCCTGCACAGCCATCATCGCTTCTACCCGGTACGATTGCCGAGTGTGACTCCCCTTGATGTTCTTGTACAGCGCCCCACCGTGAGACTTCTTGAAAGCCTTGGCCTCCTCTTCGGTTCTGAAAAACTTGTTGCAATACATAGTCAAACCTCCTTGTTGTTGAGCTGATATGCTTTGCCGCGATAATTGATGATGTGTCGATGGTCAGGCGTGCGGAACACTTCAATGCGCTTCTTGTCCACGTTCTTGATGCCAAGCTTCCGGCGAATGAACCGCACCGCAATTTTGATGGTTTCAGCGTTGGTCATGTCCTCAGCCTTGCGGCTCGGCCTCTGCGCATAGCGGCTCATACGGACTTTGCTGACCGCTTCGGCGTCCGCTTCCGTCCCATAGAACTTGTCGGGATCTCCGTAGCCGCTCACCTCGTAGAACCGCTGGCTGCTGACTTGTTCTAAGCGTCCGTTCCAAATCGTGTTGACGCAATAGGCCACATCTGGCCGAATGCCCTCTTTCTCGGCCACGCGGCCAACGAACAGCTCAACGCCCTGCTTATCCCACTCCTTGGAAAAAGTACGGGCCACAATGCGGATGATCTCAGTTCCGTTGGTCAAATCGACCTTGGCCAGTTCACCTTGGCTCCCATTCATGCTTGCGGTGTTGAAGCGATACCCCCGCGCTAAGTACTTGTTCACCTCTGTCGTGAACATCTTGTTGATGTCTGAATACTTCATGGCCATCCCCCTTATCTAACAATCGCATAACCAGCATACTTGAAGTTCTTCACGAGCTCTGCCGCCTTTGCTAAATGCTCAGCGAGTTCTGCGGCCCGTGCTGCATCCATTGTTGCCCAGTCCATCGAAATAGTGATTTTAACTTTTTCACCAAACACCAAGCGGATTTCAATGGCTTCATCCAGCTCTGCGACTTGCCCTGTCAGCTCTCGCATTGCTTTGCTAAGTACTTTGTACGTTACCATTTTCATATTTTTCGACCTCCGTTGTTGTTCATGCAGTCCAACAAATGTTTGACTGTGATTATATAATAATCCAACACCTGTTAGACGACAAGACCGCAAATCTAACAAGTGTTGGATTTCAGCGTATTACACAAGATTTTAGAAAGAAAGCTGGTAAAAAGGATGACGATTACTGTCCAACGCATTGTCGATTTGATGGAACATTACGGTTCATCGGGCGCTTTTATGTCGCGCCTGTGCGGGAAAAGTAGAACCCTTGTTGCAAGCTGGCAAGCGGGAAAATCTGTTCCTACCGCTTCGGACATCGCCACTATTGCCGCCCGCTATGGCGTGTCTGAAGCCTATCTCCGGGGAGAGGTAGATTTCCCGGAGTCGAATCTTTCCGCTTTGCAGAGGCGGCTCATGGACTCCACGCACGATCTGACAGATGATGAAATGCGAAAGGTAATAGAGTACGTCCGCTTCGTCAAATTCCTGCGCGAATAACAAAAGGACAGGCTCCCAAAGAGGGCCTGTCCGCGCCATCGGTGCTCGTTACTGCTGTTTCAGCGTTTCGATGTACTCAAGCACCCGCTTGATCTGTTCCGGGGTTAAATCCTTGATTTCTTCCCGAAGAACATCATCAAGCACATTTCCATGTCTGGAGCGCTCATCCGATGCAGGCATCTTCTCACTCCTTCCCGGCGCAAGCACGCCATTGGAAAGAGTAAGACAGCTTACAAGCAGATTCCAGCCATCTACCGAAATCCGTGAATAAATAACAGAAAGGGTTGTGAGGTTATGGGATTCAGATACAGAAAAAGCATTCGTCTTGGCGGCGGCTTTCGCATCAATATTTCAGGAAGTGGAGTTGGGTATTCGTGGGGCGTTCCCGGATACCGAATCACCAAAACGGCTAACGGAAAAATCAGACAAACAGCATCCATCCCCGGAACCGGAATCAGTTATGTTTCAGAGGAATCTATTCGTAGTGCTGAGACGCCAAGGCTTTCCAAACAGCCTCCAGCATTTGAAACAGAGGTCATACAGTCCACTGATCGGAACAGCTACAAGGACGCCGATTTTGCGGCGCTTATGAAACAAATCCACTTAGTCCGTTTTCTCAACAAAGCGTCCTTTATAATTGGCACTGTCAGCCTATTGGCTTTCATTGTTCTTCACACGCCACAGCGGCTCCTGCTAACCGTCCTCTCTTGCGCTGCATTCTTGTTTGTTCATTATAAGGCCAAAGTAAATTTGGAATACGATTTCTCTGATGAACAACGTGCCGCTTATGAGGATTGGTATCACGCATGGCGAAAGCTATTCGCTTGCGATGCCGCATGGTATGTCACGGAGATAGAAAAGGGACACAACACTAAAACAAATGCAGGAGCTAGCGAAGCAACTCTCCCCAAAAAGCTCCTTGGAATGCCGAAGCTCCCCTATTACCTCAGCACCAATGTTCCATATTTTTCTGCGGCTCTGTCAAAAAAGGAATCGTTCTATATTCTCCCCGATAAGATATTCTATCTGCATGACGGAAAGCTGAGTGCCTACGATACGGACGAAGTCAATTACCGCGCCGACATCATTCATCCCATCATGGACTCAACGGGAATGGAAATCCCGGCGGATGCTAAGGTTGTCGGCAAAACGTGGCTCAAGGTAAATGCAGACGGATCCCGTGATAAGCGCTATAAAAACAATCACCAGTGCTCCATCTGTGAATGCGGCCGACTGCGCATTTCTTCCCCTGCTGGTTTGAATCTATGTCTCATGCTTAGCAATTCAGAGCACATCGATGATTTCAATTCCATCATCGCCAAATAAAAAAGACCCCGGCCATTATAAAAATGGTCGGGGATTTCTAAACACGTCAGGAGGTATATTCTAATGCCCTGCTATAAAGACGAAAAACTTGGCACCTGGTACTGCCAATTTTATTACACCGACTTCACGGGCGTTAAGAAGCAAAAGCGTAAACGCGGCTTCAAAACTCGGCGTGAAGCATTGGAGTGGGAGCGAGAATTTCAACTCAAAAAATCCAAGAACTGTGACATGACATTGTCCAGCTTTGTTGAACTATATTTTGCCGATATGAAAGGCCGGCTCCGTGATTCCACGATTGATAATAAACGGCAGATTTTTGAAACAAAAATCATTCCCTATCTTGGAAAACGAAAAATGGATGAAATCACCGCCATGGATATTCGTGAATGGCAAAAGGCGGTGAAGAAAGCGGGCGAGGGCACCGGCCTTCCGTATGCCGAAACATATCTGTTGGCCATTCATTCCCAACTAAACGCGCTTTTCAGCTATGCACAAAAAATGTATCAGCTTCCAAAAAATCCGTGTACCATGGCAGGGCCTATGGGTTCGTCCGTCACCGAAGAGATGCTGATTATTACCAAAGACCAATACGATATCCTGCGAAAACAATTTCGCAATGAAGCATATCTGTTAGCTTTTGATGTTTTATTCTGGTCCGGGTGCCGTGAAGGCGAAATGTTGGCACTCCAGCCGAAAGACTTGACCGACACCGATGAACTAAAAATTTATAAAACGTATCGCAGGAAAAACGGCCAAGACCTTTTCGGCCCCACCAAGAACAGTAAAAAAGGCGGAAACCGCAATGTTCCTATTCCGCACTGGCTGGCCGAAGAGTTCCGCGCCTACTGCTCCCGGCTCTATGGGCTGACCCCGGACGACCGCGTGTTCTACATGACGTGCACAGCGCTCAACAAGGAGCTGACCCGCTGCACCAGAATCACCTCCTTGCCGGATATTCGCGTACATGATCTGCGACACAGCCACGCTTCCCTTTGCATCGAACTTGGATACTCTGCCCTGCTTGTTGCCAAACGTTTGGGCGACACCGTTCCAGTAGTTATGAAAACATACGCCCACCTGTACCCAAACAAGCAAGCCGAACTTGTCTCCAAGCTGGAGGATCTTGCCGCCCCTGAAAATGAGGATTCCGGTTACTTGGGAAGCTTATAG